AGCAACAGCAGCATTTAGCCCGGTGATTTTTAGTCTATCGTTACCTGAGTAAGCTACACCATCATAAGTAATAGTTGTTGCAGTGTTACCAGCGATTTGGTTGAAAGCACCAAGAAGACCACGGATTTTCATCCATTCAGATTCAACCCTATAGGTATCTTCCGGAATGTTATAAAGCACACGTTGAGCATCAATTGTGTATGGTGCAGGGTTTTCAACTACGATACGTAGCTGATCGATACTTACGTTATCAGTAAAGTATGTTAGTGCAGATTCCAAACCAGTCGCAGATTGCATACCAAGAAGACCTTGATCTGTTAATCTTTGTAGGTAAGAAACGGTGACACGGTCACCAGCGGTTTTAGATGTGTCATCAACACGGCGAAGTGTGCCGGCCTTCATCATTTGGCCTAGCATCTCGGTATCGGTTACAAAATCATAAAGAGTTCTTTGTGACCATAACTTGACCGTACTCGCCGAGCTGGAACTAAACGTCGTTGTAGACATGAGTATCCCTCGTAAAGATTGAAATAAATTTTGCTTATCTCTTGCAATACGAGGCTGATTATCGAGGATGCCTTGGCTCGAACCTTTTATAGAGTTGCTGATCTCTGTTGGCTGTACGTCGCCCTAGCAAGTGTAGGTTCTGGAAAGTATAAACGAATAAAGGTTCATAAACACGAATTTCTTTCCAGAACATTATATATTACAATAACTTACACCTTAAGTCGGGTCTACATGTTTTTTTGAAGTCTTTCCAATTGTTTATGGAATAAACCTACGTCAACACGACCATTCTTATCCATAGCCGCTGCTATATCAGTAGGAACGTTACCAAAAGTACCGCTGTTGCCAATGTTAGAAGTATTAGCAGTACGTGCCATATTTTTAGCGACGGCTTCCACATCGATAGACGGCACGGTTTTTTCTGTTCGGGAAGTTTTATTATAGCCATATGTTTTCGCCATATTATAGATTGTTTCAGCGGCATTTTTGCCACTATCTACACTGGTAGTCAAGACTGCGCGCATACGATCTGCAACGTATGATTGTGCGGCTGCCTCGTTACCAAGAAGATTCTTCGCAATATCCATTTCTACTTTTTGAACATGAGCAAAAGCATCATTGAAGTCAGGATGGCTTTGCTGAAACTTAGCTTCATCAGTAGTAACACGATTAGTATAGATCATCTCTTTAGTGCGTTGTTCGGTCTCACGAGTGACATTAGCGAGCTGTTCTTTTAAAGCAGAAATCTCACGCTTAGCGTAATTATAAGTGTCCGTATCCAAAGGATCGATATTATCAAGAACCTCTTGTTGTGCGGCAGCATTTTGTTGTTGCTGCTGTAACTGCGCATGCTGTTGTTGTTGATCTAACATTTGCAATTGTGTTTCAAAGCGGATGCGATCCTCACGTTCTTTAGCCAATTGTTCTTCTAAGGCCTTGCGTTTCTCGATTTCTTGGTTAAAACGTGACTTAGGAATCAAATGCGATTTCTCTTTTCCGGAGGTTTCAGCTGCGTCTATAGATGGCTCTGGGTTGTGTTCTTCTACAGATTCTTCAGTTGATTCTTCCGGTATATTCTCTTCACCTGGCGTGGATTCATGAGACATATTAATGTCGTCTTCCGGGATGTTATCGGGACTTGGTTCAACTGTGGGTTGTTCAGGTTCTAATTTAGCTAATTCTGCACGAAAGGCGTCAGGGTTACCGAATACTTCCTTAGGTGGTACGTTAGTGGAATGGTCAATCATAGTGCTCCTATAGTTGTTGGTTGAAGATAGCACTCATTCGTTTATCGATTCTTTCATTAGTCATTTGCTCTATTTTTGCCAGCTCAGCAGCAGCTTTAGTCTCCGTTAGATTTATATCTGCAATATATTTGGCCGGGCTATAACGTAAATTCTGTTCTTTCTCCATTGCTTCCATGGTTAATTTGTACGCAGAAGCCTGTTTGTAGTCAGCTTCAGTAGTAAGCAGCCTTTCATTAATAGGATCTGGTTCAGGAGGTGGGGGAGGCTGCATTAGCTCTTTAATTTGCTTCACAACGTCCTGTTGGAACGGTGCATATTCCATAATCAAAGGCATTAAATCGATTGGATTTGGCTTATTAAGCATCACACTCTGCATATCTAAGAGCTTCAAGAAGGTTTCCTCTTTCTGATCCGGACTTGTAGGTGTTTCATCGAGAATTATGTCATATTCAGCAGCTATATTATCGCGTAAAAGTGGTAGATATTGGCCACCATACTCGCCCAATACATCATGTACGAGCCTCCCTTCGTTGTTCTCGGCCAAGACTCGTACACAGTCGATATAAAGCCTAGCTTGATCCTGAAGGTAAGCTCTACGTGCATCAAAATACGTACTTAAGGTTGTAAGACCTTGCCTAATTTGCTGACGCATAAAGGCGCTGTTTTGTTCTTTAGTATTCATCATTCCCATGAGCTCGGGCGTAACGCCGCATACAGACATTATCTGTGAATCTGCGTATTGTATCATTTCCAAGATGCCCTGAGGAAGCGGAGGGGCAATCTTTGGTTGCATTTTACCGCCTGATAGTGCACCCGGCTCATAGATTGTAACCATTTTGGCTTTAGAGTATGTGTCTAAGAAGCCTTGAAGATTGGCAACAGCATCCCTTTCGATAGAGACGCCACCTTTTGGAATTGTATTTAGGAAACCCTGGTAGTCGGATACAACCTGGTTTAATAGCCTTTGGGGCTCCTTACAAGAGCGAAGTAGGCCATAATCATGTTGTACCAGCTCTGAGAAGTCCCCTGTCATGAATTTGATGGAAAAGCCACTCTGTGAGTAATTCTCAGATTTCTCCATGACTTTGTGACCAGTGATGATGGCACGATAGTATTTGTATTTAAATTGCTTGGCGAACTTAGGTTTAATTCCTAGGAAGTCGCAGGCCTTTTTAAACTCGGTCCAGTCTTTGGATTCTTGAATTGCAAAGGTCTGATCCATATTAGGATCGAAGTCATACTTCTCAGCATACATTTGTTTAATGGCCTCAAAGATAGTAACGAACTCTTCGATACCTTCCATACTATCGATGCCCTGTTGCATAGCTAGTTCTTGTGGGTCAAGATCTCTAAAAGGATTGGCTACTTGTTTGAAGGGAACTTTCTCGCGCCATTGATATTCGTAGATCACACCGAGTTGTTTTACAGCTAGAATATCCTGGAAGAACTCTAAGATCCGAGCATCAAGAGTAGAACTATAAATGTCATCAAAGTAATCTAGACCAAACTCTTGCCTAATGATATTGCGGTTCACAACCTTAAGGCGAATAACATAATCGGAATCTAGTTTGTTCTTTCTACGTGATGCAGGATCCCAAAATAGAAATGCAGGAAATACTCTTTCAACTCTAAACTCGCCATCATGAGGTGGCTTAGTATAATCCATTAAAGTATCAGTTGCACCTACTCCGCATATAAGCATGTCCTGGAAGGCTAAAGTATATTCTAGGTCGGCATTAGACTTTTGTTCAATGTACTTCACAGCGTTACCTACAACGTCAGCAAAACCCTGTTGCTTTTGAGTAGTGAGTCTAGGTACATATTTAACATCAAGTCTATTCTGAATCTCAAAGCCAACTATGGATTGAATGACAGGTTTAACTCTATTAATAGTGACGATAGGCATGCCATTGGCGAGTTGTCGTTTCATGTCTTCATCTAGCCATTGGTCGCCTTCATAGACAGCAAGAGAATCACGCACCTCTTCTTGGCGCCATGTTTGCTCAATAACTAGATTCTCGTTGATGCGTCTTTCCATCATTCGTATGATGTCAGCATCGTTTGTAAGACCACCTTGACTTTCTAAATCGATGGCGGACTCAGGACTGTCACCAGACATTATTGACATTAAGGTAATGATTTATATTTCAATGCCTTAAAGGATATATAGCTTTTTTTGGTCTATCAACCTGAATTACGACTAAGTGTTTGATTTTGTTAGCTTATCAATCTCTTCCTCATGTTCTTCTAACAAACCTTGCATAAATCCGATAGTGTGTTGAAGAGGTGGCAATTTATCATTTATATGATCTATAACTTCTTCTAACTTTCGCGCTAAAGCTTTTCCCATGTCTCTTTCCATTATCAACTTATCTTCTATAATGCATATTCTTTCGAGCAATTCTTTATCCATTCTTATTCCCCTTTGTTAGCTTTCCGATTGTATGAGAGATTTTTGAACGACCAGGTTTTAAAATGCCAATTGGTTGCTCAGAAACTACATGAAGTTTATCTAATCGAGAGTTTAATTGTTCTATCTGCAAGCTCATATCCACTATTACACCAGCAAGGTTATCCATTACCCCACCATGATATTCATATTTTGCTTCCAACTCCTCAATTCTCATGGTTAGATTTTCTATTATTGTTTTAAGCATTTTTCTTCCTTGTTATAATTTATAGTCCACATAATCTTCTGCCATCTTTTCAGTTTCTTTTTTTATCTCTTCCGCATAACGCATATCAATCTTTTGCTTTAAAAGATCTAACTGTTGAAGCAGCTCAGTAGTGGTACCTGCAATCATTAGCATTCTATAATTTATATTCTCTAATTCTGTTTTAATTTCCCATGGCGTTATCATTATATTCTCCCTATTTGGTTTTCGCCGTAAAGCTCATAGTAGTTCACCGAATTGTATCCTGGATATTGCAAAGTAATATCGCATAGCCGTGACATAGCATCAAGCAAATCATCATGTATTCCAACAGGAAAAGTGCAATACTCTTGTATGACAAACTCATCTATAACATCTATCGCTTGGTTCTTATAGTTAGTCTTGTAAAGCACTTTGGGAAGGAAGATCTTTCGGTCAGCAAAGTAAGGGATCAAACGCTTGATACGATCGTTCTTAGAAAGTCTTCCTCCAACCTCTTGCAGATGAAAGCGGTAGTTGCGATCTTCCATAGCTTTGGACAGCCAATCAGTATCACATTGCATGCCATACTTCTCATAGACAACGGACTTTGGTTTGTATTTCTTGTGTAGCTCAAAGAGTTTCTCTTCACGCTCACGTACGTTTAAACGATCACGCACAAGATCCACTAAGTATAAATTACCGTCACCTCCAGCAGCCATTACAACCATAGCGGTATAATCGGAATCTTTGTTCTTGGAGTTAGCAGGATCTACGAAGATGTAGTAGTTCAAAGTGTGAGGCGCCAAGCTATCATAATACTGTAACCATTCTTTTCGGAATTCACCGCCGCCTTCGGGGGAAGGTCGCTGTTGGTATTGGCCAGAATAAGCATAAGACCCCAACTCAATTTTAAGATCATTTATTTCTTTTTCACCATTACGTTCAGGATGCAAAAGATCGCCAGTCTTACGCTGTACTTCATAGTAACCACACTTTAGTGTTTCATCTTTCTCCGCTACCATCGGCAAGCATAGATGTTCCCATCCACCTTTGGCAAGTAGATGTCCAGTCAGATCTTCTTCATGTAAGCGTTGCATGATGACAATGATACATCCAGTCTTCTTATCGTTAAGCCTGGTTGAGAAGGTTTGATCGAACCAGGTATTAGCAGTCTCTCTGAATGCAGTTGACTCACCTTGCTGAGCGCTTACAGGATCATCGACGATCAAGAACTGTGCTCCTTCACCTGTTGCGGTGCCTCCAACTGATGTTGCTATTCTATGGCCGCGTGCAGAGGTAATAAACTTGCGCTTAGTATTCTGATCTTCAACTATGCGAGTGGCAGGAAATAGATCTTGATACCACTGTTGTTGCATAACCAACCGACAATCTAGAGCATGCTTAAAGCTAAGGTCCTGAGAGTAAGATGCACACATGATTTGCTCGCCAGGGTTGTGCCCAAGCAGCCATGCTGGGAATGCTACGTTGACGGAAATAGATTTAAGATGTCTTGGAGGAATGTTAATGATGAGACGCTTTATCTTGCCTTCTTGACACGCAATAAGGTACTCAGCAATGAGATCTATATGCCAGTTATGTTGATAGTTTGCTTCAGGTGACACAGTACGTACTACAGTTTCCGTGAATGCCGCGAGGTCTCTTTTAAGAAACAAATTAAGATTTTCTGGAGTGGGTTCCATTAGACCATGCTATATTTACTGTAGATTCCAGATACACATTCATAGTCTTCATTCTCTAGCATCTTGGTATATTCAACCGCCCAATGTCTGCGTTCTTCTGCATGAGTAGCATGCACCATGTAATAAAACACCTCGCTCATGCTTTGTAATGCTTTCTCACGTACTCTATCGTCGTACCATCCTGTTATTCCCATTTTACAAACCCTCGGCTTCTTTGTATCTAGCAATGGTAGTGGCTCTGTCGCGTGCAAGAGAGCGCTCAAATGTTTCGAGAGCCTCCCCAGATAATATGACTTCGTTTTTGATTGCTGCGCCATCCTTTCCCGTTGTTTCTAATCGTTCTACATAGCCACGTTTCTTGCCTTTAGTTTTCATGTAAAAGATTATGCAAGTTGTATCGTTGGTATCTATGTTCTCCATCAATTTGCTTTCCACATGATCCAATGTGGTTTCTTGTGCTTCATCGCATTCAGCAGCAAAGTCAGGATCAGCCTCATACCATTTATAATAAGTAGTTCTCGAGATAGACAAAGCATTACATGCTGTAGTAACAATCCCCATGGATTTCTTCAAGGCATTTGGGAATTGCTTTTTTTTATTGTTCATCTTGTCAGCTAGAGTCATGCTGCCCTCTTATGTAATTTCTTAGCAAGTGCACGTTCTTGTTTCTCACATATGTGCTTATCGCGCTTAGAGCGAGCTTCAAGTCCTTCAGCCCAATACTCGGTAAGTGATTCATAACTAGGTTGCATTTGTATTGCGCTTTTAATATCTTCTGCATAATATTCATCGCCCCAGTCCTTCACATGCTGCCTTAAAATACCCCATTGATTATTAAACATTTTCTTTGCTAATTGTATATATATCAATAGTATAATTCAAATACAGTAATATGCAATAGTAAGTAACGAAGAAAAAATATGTGGCTTAAACTCGATAACGTACAATATATTAATTTGGATATGGTAGAGAATATATGTAAGGGAGAAGATGCCACTTATACTAAGGCTTATACTTTACATTATGCATATGATAAGCATGAAGATAATGATCTCGTCCAAAGATTTAGTACAGCAAAAGAACGTGATGATTTCTTTAATAAAATAGAGGTAAGGTTATAGCCAAAGATCGAACTTTTTTAGCTGTATAGTTTGTAATCAGCTGCCTTCCGTAGGAGTTGCATCATATAATAAACAACTTACTTCATCAGTACTTAAGACCAAATCAAAATGTGCAATGCCGTTATGAAATCTAACATCACCGATAATCGTATCTTCATCGCCTAAGGCTTCGATATTGCGAAGCCAATCTTTAATTTTCACTTTTCATAGCTCCAATTTTTTCCAACAAGCTTTTAAGTTTTTCTACTTGTTGCCTCTCCTTCTTTTTGCGGCACTTAAAATCCCAATGATTATGAGTAATGAGAGCGGTAGTATCACCACCCGGGACAGTTTGTACCATCATAAGCATTTTATTTCTGTCCACAACAATATAGTTATCCGGGTTAGCATCGGCAAGTAATTCTAAAAGATCTCTAACGGTTATCATTCCTTTTCTCCAATTTCAATAGCTTCTTCTGAATGAGGTGCCAAAAATTTAAGTTCAAACTCTTTATATGGGCCCAGATCTCCATGCCGTGCATAGATATGGCCTATAAGTTCCTCTAAATCAAAATTTTGTAAAATCGCGATTAGCTCTTTAACTTTCATCAATCTTCCTTAATTTCAAATATAACATCCGGATAGGCACGGTCTTCATCCGGTTTAGAAACTATATTATCGATGAACACTAAATCGTAGTGAGTCTTATCGAAGACCTTGATTATACTTTCTTCATCATATTGGCCGAGTATATCTATAAGTTTCCCGACAGTAAGTTTGGATTTCATACTGCATCTCCATAAATATTTTTGGTTGTCTCCATAAAAGAGCTTTTTGAGAGATCTAAGTCACTATCGTAATAATCGTATGTTTCCAAGCGATTCTCTAATGCACAGCATGCAGCGAGCATCAAAAACGCTCCTAGCATGCACATAGATACAAAGTATAGTCTGTCTCGAGGTGTAAAAATCATTTAACTACTTGATATATATAGAATATTAACTTTAAAATGATACGAAATATAAGTCAAGGAAAAGTGGTGCTAGAACATGAAATTTGTGAAGAATTTTACAAGCAATATGAGT